GTAATCCGACGGGTACACAAATTCGAGACGTTCTTCGGTTCGCAGTCTTTCAAATGTTTATACAGATTCACATTGCTCAGTTCATAATTAAGAATATATTTGTATTCTCTGCCTTTGAAATTGATGAACTCTTAGAAATTCCAACTATTAAACGATTTATGTCTGTAACAATTCGTAATCAGATAATGAAATTAATTAAGACTAAACCACTCGTGGGCGAAAAGTTAGTAGAATATTATAATAAAAAGCTGCGCCGCCCGAATATAAGCATGCAAGGCGGCTTGTTGGATTCGGATGGAAATATAGTTTTATCGGCCGAGAGAGCGCTGGGGCTTACGGATATCCCGCTCCTTATAGAATATCTGGTTCAAGATCGTATTACCAGATCTCGAAAATCAGTTTCTAATGCGGTTAAAAGATGCTCCAATTTGACAAATCCTAAATCCTTTGATCGGGCGTTTATTGAAGACGTGGTAACTGTCCAACCAAGTTTCTTGGGCGCCGGCCCCGCCGGCAGCGGCGCGAGCACCGTGGGCGGCACGGGGTACATATGGGCACGCCACAATCCGAAACATGCGCCGGCAAACGAACCAATGGGGGGTTATTCCACAAAGGCCGGCTCCAACCGGATTAAATATCTTGACATAGCCCGGGAAAAATTTGAGTTCGACGATCCCGTCGCAAAGACTTTGCGTTATGGAAAATTAGTATTAGAAAGACAAGTTGTATGGGAAAGGGTTGAGACCGAAGATGGCAAACCTGTTCCTAATATGCTGCGTTATACCTCCGGGCATGGGTATGGCCTAGAATTAAGTATTTTTCGGGCCGTGATGTTTGATTCAGCCTTGAGAACAAGGGCTTTCGGGACCAACACTAGTCGCAAACTTAAATTTACAAATTTAGCAATGCAATACAATATTGTATACTATATGCCAGACGATAGAACCGGCGGCGTTCCATCGGGCCAGTTATTTTTTGAAGATAATCCATTGTCCAAGAGCAAAAGAATGCTTCTCGGCTCCAACGGTATAGTATTAAACCGATTTGTGTTGGCCAGATTAAATGGTACATTGCCTTTGGCAACCGAAATCTCAACGACGGAAACAGCACTGCAAAATCGATGGTCAACTACAACAGGTACCTGGCAATCTATTTCGGTGCCCGTTTTAGAGACGCAAATCGCGGATCGGCCGCTCGGCTATGGTTCGACGGTAACCAATAGTGAATTAGCCTTAATAACGCAAGACCCAGTTTTTCAAGATTATTTTGATAAGACTTTTAATAGAAGTATAACGAATTTAGTTCCTATTATGTATAATTTTTATTTGACAACCGAGAGCTTCCCCGCCATGGACGGCATTCTTATGGGTGCGAAGCTTCGTTGTTTGGACATCTTTTATGATTCGGTACTCAATGACGACCCCAGCGTACAGGGCCCCCCCGCGTATACATCTCCGCAGGCTGAAGCCGCCGCCGCGGCCGGCGATGACGAATTCCTTGACACCGTAAGTCCGTCTGCGCGCGATTTCATTTTGAAGATGTTGATCGAGACTCCCATTAACATCTTGCGGGGTGTTTCAGAGATGATGGATCCGCACGTGGGAATTAGCAACCTGATCCGCAAGATTACGGCCGCTATTTTTCTCGAGCTGTCTAAGGCAATTGACAAGTCTGAGCCCATTAGATTTTTGCGAGAAGGCCCCAAGTCACAGGCGCAACTAGACGCCGAAGAGGCCGAACGTGCCGCCGCCACAGAACCGGCTCCCGCCCAAGCCCCGACCGATGCCGCTCCTAACGCCCCCGCCCAAGCCAACGGTCTTCCAGCGGGAGCCCAATTGTACAGGCTCGAATTATCTCCTGGCAAGTATGATGAAAAATATGAATATGGCCGCCTCCCTCAAGAGCCTCCGGGATCCCCAGCGATATGGTTCACACGAGGGATCCCCTGCGACCCCAACACCCCCTGGATTAACTTGTCAGAGCCCGAACCTAATGAAGTAGCAATTCATAGACTTGAGACACACGGAAAATCTGAATTCATCTCCCGCTTTCCAAGCGCACCACGCCAAGCTCAAGGTGTCGTAGAATATACCTTGTCTAAATCTGGCCGCGTACGCACCTACCAGTACGCAAAGAACTCCGACGGAGAGTGGCTCACGCGCGAGACCCGCGCTGCAGCATCAACCCCATGGTCGGAGGCACGTAATCTGACACGTGAGGGCAATACTCTGGCTATTCAGATTCTAGAGGAGGGGGTAACCGGTCGAGGGGGCCCCGCAACTCCAGTAAATCCTCCGCCCGCCGCCGACCCTGCGACACCCGACCTCGACCCTGCGACACCCGACCTCGACCCGACCGATATTCATCAGTCCATTCAAGAAGAGCAAGCTGCGCTAGCCGCTGAAGACACAGCAGCTGCAGTTTTGGCAGCCGCGGCAGCCGAGATCGCGGCCCTACCCATAGACACGGTTTTGCAGAATGGATCTCAAGGCGAAGCCGTGTTTATCCTGCAGGCCAAGCTCGAACAATTAGGATATACCCTTGAGCAATACGGGGTAGATGGGATCTTCGGTACCGAAACAGAAACTCATGTTGAAGAATTTCAGTCCGACAAGGGGATTACTATTGATGGTATTGTAGGCCCAGAGACCTGGGGTGCCATAGTAAATGCGCTTGAGGCTCTAGCAGAAGCAGAAGCGAACATAGCTCCTACACCGGGCGTGGGGCCATTCCCGGACATTACTGGGGAGAAGGTTATGGAACTCATGTTCTGTGCCTTAGCTATCGCCATGGAGATTGCAACCCAAGGATTTATTCTTGGCGACGGCGCAAACGCAGGGGATGGAGGCAAAGATCGCCGAGGAGTTGATACGGATACTCGGGGCCGCCTCCCGGCGCCGGACTCCGGCTTCTTCTTGGGAACGGAGGGCCTCAGAGTCCCGGGCGCAGTGTTCTTGGGGAATCGACCCAAGCCCGACGCCAACGGCGTCTCCAGACCTTTCTGGGAGCCGGGTATGGGTATTACCGATCTCACTTATCAAGAAGGCCAAGAGGATCCTCGTGATCCGCGAAATAATGTTCCAGAGGCAATTAGGGATAATTTGTTCCCTCGAATAGATATGGATGGTGTGGATTTCACTGGGACCTTCTTGGGCCTCTTAATGCTGCCCCCGGGCCCGTTTGGAATTGTGTATCTATTACTGATGTTAATAAAGAATGCGCTGGAGGATGCCTTGAAGTCAGATGAATCTGATGAGTCGGGAGACCCCATGAGTAATGTTTCCGGGGAAGAAAGTGCAAGTGAGTGTTAATTATAGAGAGGAACTAATAATATGTCAGGACTTTCACCAAGATTGCCGTTGATAGTCGACAGTGTCGACGGCCCATATCGACTGCACAAAACGTATGCAGGGCTAGCAAAGCAAAATTTTAAAATGCTATTATTAACGGCCCCCGGGGAAAGAATAATGAATCCAGATTTTGGTGTAGGCTTAAAAACGTATTTATTCGAGCAGAACGAGCCTGGAACTTATGCTGAAATTAACAATCGTATCCTTACACAAGTAAAGAGATACCTGCCTTTTATTGCAGTAAATAGAATTGATTTTTCTATACCCGAAGGAGCTCTTGACTACTATCCCCATGATTTATCTATTTCTATACATTTTACAATCGTACCATTACAATCGAGTACTACGCTTGAAATCGGATTTGGTAACTAATTAATAACGGACTTTTCAATGCCAAAGAAACTGCAATCCATAGATTATACTAGTCGCGATTTTGATTCGATTAGGCAAGACTTAGAAAATTACGCTAAGCGCTATTACCCTAATACTTATAAGGATTTTGGCGAAGCGTCGTTCGGTTCCCTAATGCTAGATACTGTTTCCTACATTGGAGATATTTTATCATTTTATGTTGATTACCAGGCAAACGAGAGTTTTTTCGACTCGGCTATTGAGTACACAAACGTTGTACGCCACGCTCGGCAATTTGGTTTTCGTCTTCCCACAAGTCCTTCCTCTTTTGGTCTTTTAACTTTTTACATTAAGGTACCTGCGGCCAATATTGGCGGAGGCCCTGACCTAAAGTATGCGGGTGTTTTAAGAGCCGGCTCTACTTTTGGCTCGATGGGGGGTGGGTCTTATACACTATTAGAAGACATAGATTTTTCAACACCCACTAATCAAATGGTCGCCGGCGAAGCGGATGCTACCAATGGGGATGCCACATCTTATATTATTAGAGCTCTGGGGCGCGCTATCTCTGGCCACGGGGTGGTAGAAGAGCGAGAAATAGGAAATTTCCAGAGATTTTTGAAGGTGAATTTATCCAATACAAATGTGGCAGACATTTTGAGTGTTGTGGATACCGAAGGCCATCAGTATATGCAAGTTGATAATTTATCTCAAAATGTTATTTATAAAGCAATCCGCAATACCGATACCACCCGTGCGACGGTACCCAATATTTTAAAGGCTGTTCCCGTAGGCAGGAGATTCGTTTTAGAACAGACGGCAGTTGAGTCCTTTTTACAGTTTGGGTACGGTTCCGATTCTGAGTTGTTAAGTAATTCAGTGCTGGACCCAACGCATTTAATGTTGGACTTGAATGGTAGAGATTATATAACAGATGCAGATTTTGATCCCACCAAACTTATAAGCAGTGATAAATTTGGAGTTGCGCCCTCTAACACGGTCTTAAGGATTTCCTATAGGATTAATTCAAATCTAGATGTTAATGCTGCTATCAATACAATTAATTCGGTTGAGGATGTAAATTTTAGATTTCTTAATCAGACAGCCCTCATTCCTACTATGCGTGATAGCGTAGTGAATTCTCTAGAAGTAACTAATGAGCAGCCTTTTATAGGAAATATTGATCTTCCCTCTTCAACTGAGATTAGGGAAAGAACTAGAAGTTATTTTGCCACACAAAATCGAGCTGTAACAGCTCAAGATTATCAGGCGATGGTGTACGGAATGCCTGGAAAATTTGGATCTGTTTACCGCGCTCGCCTCCTGAAGGATTTTCAGGAATTCAAGAGAAATTTAAATTTGTATGTAATTTCGACAGACACCAGTGGCAAATTGACGGCAGCCAATTCTATGCTCAAAAGTAATTTAAAGAATTGGATAACTCAATACAAAATGATCAACGATACAATCGATATTCTTGATGCCGAAATAGTAAATTTTGGAATTAAATATCAAGTTACTTTAGAGGCTAATGCAAATCGATACACTGTGATTAGTCGGGCCAATACAAGATTGTCAGCCTTTTACACCGATAATCCTTATGACATTGGGGAAAGAATTTTAATAAGCGATGTCTATAGAGAGTTATTAAAAGTAAAAGGGGTTTTAGATGTTTTCGACGTACAGATAATAGGGAAACAGGGAGGCCCCTATTCCGAGAGTAACTTTGATTTTCAGAGCAA